GACATGGAATTCCAAGCGTGAACTACATCCATTATTTAAAAAGCAAAGCGTAGTAAGTAGCGATGACCAAGAGGGTCAAGCAGACCCTCTCGTATGTCCATCTCATCAGTCGTCGTTAGCGAGAGCGGCGAAGTAAGACAGAGCATCGTCATCATCCGATGTGTTGGCACTCATCTTCTCCTTGAAGGAGGACTGAGGGGTGATGTCTGAGTCATTGAAACCACCCGTTACAGGAGCGGGTTCATACTCTTCATCGTTGATGCTAGGAGCAGCAGGAGCACGACCAACATTCAGCACAGCATCCAGACGTGCCTTCAGTTCGTCGTAAGACTTGAACTGATCGTCAGCAGTGAATGCTTCGAGGCTGTATGCTTGCTTCCAGATTGCTTCGAGTTCGTCATCGTTAGATGCCAAGGCAGCAACACGATCAAACTCACTGGAGTCATAGTTCCAGTAACCAGCAACGGTCTTGATCTTCAGTTTGAAGTTAGCACCTTCCCAAAGATCAAAGGGGTTCACAGGAGTCTCGTCTTGGAACTCAGGTTGCATAGCACCCATGATCTTGTCAAAGATCTTCTTGCCATAACGATACAGGAACACCTTGCCCTCGTTCTCGGGGTTCTTGGGGTCCTTCACAACATAGATGTTGCTGTAGTAAGACAGTTTACGTTTCTGCTTACGTGCTTGTTCCTTGCCAGCCTCAGTGCCGTTGTTCCACAGCACAGAGTTGTACTCAGACACAGGGTCTTTGTCTCCACGGGTGGTGAGGGAGTTCTCGATGAACCAACCACCAGGACCTTGGAAACCATGGGAGTACAGTTTTGCCCAGGGCACAGTCTCCCCTTCGGGAGCAGGCAGGAAGCGGAGAACGGCATAACCGTTACCACTAGCGTCAAGTTCGGGCTTCCAGAGTCGTTCGTCGGCACCAGACTTTTGTTCGGTGCTGGACTTCTCAAGTTCCTTCTGGAGGAACTGGAAATTGTTCTGGGACTTGCGCTTTAGATCGGAAAAGGACATTGGATATCTCGGATGTGTTGGATAGTTGGGTCTTACGTACAGTCAAGTCTCCCTGACTCATCTGCCCAACGAAGTTAGTATAACAAAGGGCGGGTGAGGATGTCACTCCTCTGTGCCTCTCTCCAAAGTGTCCTTCATCGTAGCGACTTTGGACAGGAGATCGTCAAAGATTTCGTTGATGGACTTATTGGCATCGCCACCAAGCATGACAGCAGCCATCTTCATGGACTCTACCATTTCTTTTGCTTCAGGATCATCACTAAGACTCAGCCTAGCATTAAAAATCTTCTGCTTTTCAATCAGTTCTTCAAGCACGTTGAAGTATTCCATCTTTTTCTCAGCACTTAAGACAGGAAAAGCATGGGCAGATTGAAAGCAGAAGCGTTGGAGTTCTGCCATCTCTTGCAGATCTCCACGTACCATTTCTGATTGAAAGAAATTACTCATAACAACATCAACTTAGCTCGACTTGTTTTCTTCATGAAGTTTAACTTCTGAGCATCATACTTAAGTTTTTCCTTAAGTGGTTTGCTAATTAGTTTAGGAACGGATTCAATTTCAATCTCGTTTTTTTCACAGTAAAATACAATAGCATCAATGTAATTCATTTCGTTTTCAAATGCTACCTTTTCAACCTCCTGCGAAAATCTCGCAGTCGTCATAAATTTATCCTCCAGTTCTTTCGGCATGTTTGTCTTGGTATTCTTGGATGTACTCTTGTAACAAAATTAGATATTCTTTTTTGGGTTTGACCACGCTCACTTGTGGGTCTCCCTCTTCTGTTGCTACAATAGTCACCAATTGCTGTACGGAAATTCCATACAACTCCTGAAGCATACAAGCGTAGCCACACTCCTGAACATAGTAGTCCAGTAGATAGTTTTCAGGTTTTTGTTTCGCTGATGTCTTAAAGTCAATGATGGATAGTACACCATCAAACTCAGCTATACAATCAACTCGTCCAGCGATCTTTAGCACATCTGAATAGAGTGCTGCTTCCTGTAGGTATATATTATTTATACGGTCCAGGACTTTTTGTGACGTGTTGAACATGAACCAAGGCAATGGCATGTCCTTGTATTTTGTTTTGTCTAGGATATTGTTTAGATAATCTTCGACGAGTTTGTGGTAGCGAGTACCTCTAGTCGCTGAACGAGTAGAGATACCCTGTGCTTTCTCTTTGCCAACTCTTGCTCTCCATTTAGCAAGTGACTTCTGCTTCTTGGAGTTGTTACTAATCACTGTAGTGATTGACGGATACTTGTTACCTTGTGGTGTCACATAGTATCTCTTCCCATCGATTGTAACTGTGTTCATCTCAACAGGATTGTCAATCCCTACATGATTAAAGAGCATACTAGAATCCTAGATTAAGTTTAGCAATAAGATAGTTCTTGACAAGACCAGAGCGAACGATGTCTTCGATACCGAACTCAATCATCTGGAAGTCTTCTTCCATACTTTGAATGATCTTCATGAAGTCAATGATACCTGTACGTTCATTAGACTTCTGGAGATCAGACTGACGAGCATCACCACAGAAAATGATCTTAGTATCTTGACCACAACGGGTGATGATACTGTCAAGTTCGTGGAAGTTCAGGTTCTGACACTCATCAATGATAACAATGGAGTTGTCCAGTGTAGTACCACGGAGGAATGATGTAGACCAGAACGATACAGTCTCTTGTGCTTTGAGATTCTCGTACAACATCTCGAAAGAGTTGTCGTCAGGCATCTCAAACATATATTTTACCATATTCTTGTAAGGAATTTGATAAAGAGATGCCTTGTCTTCATGAGTGCCAGGAAGGAAACCAATCTCCCTCGTAGCAACTAGTGAACGTACAAGATATACTTTCTCGTATGGTGTGTACTCATTGAGTACATCCTTCAGTGCTAGATACAAAGCAACAAATGTTTTACCAGTACCAGCACAACCATAAGCAAATAGATTCTTACCCGCTTCGTAGGCATCAAACATTACTGTTTGATTCTCAGTCAACGGTTCGACCTTGAGGAGATAGTCCTCATTGATAGGCTTCTTCCTTCTCATCTGCTTGGCAGTCATCTTTGCTCCAGGAGCTTTGTTTCTTCCTCTAGGCATAAGTTACCACTCTACTTTTGAACCAGGCATGTTTGCCATTTTTTTCATGTGCTCACCCCAACCTGGGTGAGTCTTATTCATTTTGTTACGCCAGTCTCCGACTTCTCCGACACCAGCACAACCTTGTGACCAATCTTTGTCCCACTCAGGATTCTCATCCTTCCAGGTACAGTATTCTTTCATGGTCATGTGGAGAGTCTTAGTCTCCCCAGTTTCTTTATGTTTAACTGGATACGTCGGCATCTTCCTTCTCCTTTTTCATTATTTATTTGGTCCTAGATACAGTGTTTCCAAAGGTCTGATAGTAGTGTCCTCGGTAGTATTATACCACAACATTTTAGCAAATCCTAACGCTGTTCCACCATCATGTGCTATCGGATCGATGTATAAGTTTAACGAAGGAAACTCTTCACGACAATGATAGTTGTTAACACAGTTTAGAAAGTATCCTCCAGACAATACTAAGTTATCAGAAGGAAACTTTTCAATGATATCATGTATGTAAGAAATGGTATGCTTCCTAGTCTCTTGCTGTAACTTAGCAGCAAAGTCAAGTTGCTTCTCGAATGTATCAGCAGCGGTTAACTCTTTAAGGTACTGCTCGTTACTCAAAACGCCATCATGATACCAAGGAGTATCATCAGTGATGTTACCATAAGCTGCCATTCCCATGACCTTACCAGCATCTCTGCCAGCATTCATACCAAATCTATTAGCAGCAGTAGAAAACATAAACCCAGGACTACATGAGTCTGAGAAGATTGAATCCTCCTCAAATACAGGAGGACGATTTAGAGATAGATCACAGCAACTGTAGTGTTTTTTCTGTGGAGTAATGTCATTATATGTACAACGATAGCAAGACTCAATCTCTCTATGGTAGTAACCTTCTCTTGGGGTAGCACCAAATCCATCAATGACAATAGCATTTGCTTCCTCAAACCCAGAGTCATAGAAAGCATTGGCAGCATGATACTTATGATGAGTGTGAGCATCGTAGTGTAGTTCACCATACTCTAGTCCCCTAGTAACCTGCTCAATCCTTTCAGCATCAAACTGACCTCCGTAAGAAGCAATAGCAACATGATCTACAGGATGATCAACATAATATTTAATGTCAAATGTATTATCGATCAGACAATCCTTCTTACGGGTGTGTCTTTCTACCTCTGTATACCATTCAACTTCACCATCCTTAAGCAAACACAGAGAAGGATTATGGGATATGTTTACACCTAGTATGTACATACTGTTGCCTCTTCTGGTAAGTATAGATGATTAATATTAGAACGCTTGACAAGATCGATAGCTTCTTCTCTAGTCTCTACCATGACTTCACCACCAAGATTGAGGGAAGTATTAAACAGGAGTGGGACACCAGTGAGTTCATAGAAAGCTTCAATGAGTTCATAGTATCTTGGATTCTGATCTCTAGTTAAAGTCTGAATCCTACAAGTATTATCTCTATGAATAACTCCTGGGATCAGTGCTGCTTTCTCTTCCTTAACAGGAACAGCATACATCATGAAAGGAGAGGAATCAATATGAAACCAATCCTCAACATGGTCTGCCATGATAGTAGCAGCAAATGGTCTGTACCATTCACGTTGTTTAATTGTATTGATCCACTCCTTAGCATTAGGATCTCTGGGATCATAAAGCAAAGATCGATTGCCTAGTGCCCTCGGTCCTGCTTCAGCTTTACCTTGGAAGATAGCAACAGTATCACCTCCAGCAAGTTTGAGGGCAACTTCTTTATACATCACCACTCCAGTGCTTCAGCAACAATAGGGAACTGTTCCTTAAAGATATCACGACATGCCTCAGCAATAATCATGTGTTCTTTCTGTGTGCCATGAGCACTACGTAGATCGATGTAATGAATCCAACTGCGCACTGATCCCGACATGTAGATTTTTGTGGGCGTGGCGAGGGGAAGCACCATGCGGGCACACTCCTTGGCGATTCCTAGATCAAGCATCTGCTTGTAGATATCCATAGCAGATTCAAAGTGTCGTTGTACAACGATCTCTAGTTCTTGCTTGGTGAAAGCATCAACATCATCGATACTATTCTGACGGTTCTTAGTATCCTGCCGTCGAATATCAAAGAGAGGAATCTTATCTGCCAACATAGAACTGTCAGCATACCGTTGTGAAAATTCTTGATATGTAAACGAACGGTGGCGCAGTATTTGAGCTGCTATTGCCCTGGTGGTAGAGATCTCCAGGGTCATGAACGCTTGTTCAAATACAGACCAGTGGTTGTGCTTGATACAGTAACTAAGGAGTCCCGCTACCTTCGGATTCTCCTGGTTGTTCGGATTGCTGACTCTCGCTACGTACCCCATCGTCTTCTCCGCTTCTGGGGTCACTGAGATCAGTCTTACTGGTGAATCTGTCATCGATGTATCCGAATCCATAAAGTGAACGTTCTTTGGCATGTACTAGTTTACGAAGTTGTTTTGCCTGGTACAACTCCTTCTTGATCTTAGCATACTCTTCAGCATCATACAAGTCACCTCTCTCTACTGCTTGAGTGAGCCACTTAATGTATTGCTTGAGTGATCTTGGGTTATTAGTCTGGGTATCCATCGTCGTCTCCTTCATCGTAATTAAATCCAAATCTACTGGCGTCTTGCTGTAGTTCTAACTTTGGTCGGTAAGCCTCTGTGTCTGAGTAAACTTCCGACTTCAAACTGTCAACCAATAGCTCCAGGTTCTTAACGATCAACTTGAGTTTTTGTCTGTCCATATATGTGTACAGTTTTACAGATTATACACAAAAAAAGAGAGGGCGTCAACCCTCTCTTCCAATCTTCCAGTTTTTAGTGCCTCGGGATTTTAAATCTATCCACTTGGCATAATGTACACCACGATAAGTTAAAAATCCAAAGACTCTATCTGGATCGTGTTTATTTGGATCGTAATCTGGAAGGTCATATTCAAACTTGACCTTCAGCATTTACCTACCCCCTATGTAGAAGGAGTAGTTCTCCGTAAATCATACCAATGAATGCCACACAACCTAAGGACGTGAGTCCAACTACAGTTAGTGCTTCCATGGCAATCACTTGTTATAGGTATGACCACGATAGCAGAAAGTACCATGTACTTCCTCGCCTGTCTGCTGACACTCATAACGTACACCACGATAAGAGGTGTGAGTGATCTGAGCATCGTGAAGGGCAGCAGCTCTGTTGATCTGCTTCTTGATGATGTTAAGTGTGTTCATTGTAGGTCTCCTAAAGGATGGGATTTATAGCCCCGTTCCTTCAGTCGTTTGCGCCCCAGTAACACTCGGGTACAGATTCCTTTACGGTCTCTACTAGTTCGAGTTTGATCTCTGCTTCCATATGCTCATGCTTTTGAATCCTTAAGATTAAAGCATCGGCATCTGGACATGCCATTGATGAATACAATAGTAATTCAAACATGGGGTGAACGCTCCGTTCCGCGACTTACTTGCGTCTTATGTAAACGTTCCGTCACATTGACCTTCCACCTTTGTCTTGAGATACCCTATTAGATTCCACTTAGACCGTTGGTCTAGGTTGGGATCCATTTGAATCTCCACTCGACGTTGGAGGAACCTTTCACAACTCATGTGCCACCCGTAAGGATTGCCGTCATCATGATGGGCAAGGGTCAATGCCAGCAGTACGCTGAGCATAAGATGAACGATGGTAGTATTCTACCTTAATATATAGAGACTGTCAACTGTATCAACTGATACAGTTTATAATCTCTTAACATGAGTAACTCTGGGGTCGGAACACCCCAGTTCTTTAATTATATAGTCACAGGCTAAGCGTGGACGACCTGTTGTGCCACATGTATAAACGTCTACAGCACAAGAACCCTCTTCAGGCCAAGTGTGTATAGAGATGTGTGACTCTGCTAACAGTGCTACTGCTGTGATACCTTGAGGTTCAAACTTATGTGTCATTAAATTGAGCAGGGTCATCTTGCCTTCGATGACTGCCTGCTCAAACATTTCAACTATAAACTTTTCGTTGTTTAACTTCTCTACGTCACACCCGTAAAGGTTTAATAAAAAATGATCGCCCATTTATGCTGTCAAATAGAAACGGTCACGTTTACCGTTACCCACCACGATACGGTTACACTTTCTGACTTCAGCATAGTATCCACTCTCAATCAACTCTCTTGCTACTGGAGCAGCGTGACTGAAAGACCTGAAGAACTTAACTTCATCATACCATTCAGTAGAAATGGGTACGCCATTCTTATTGACCCTTCTTAGAGTTCTACTCTCTTCAGGATGACCCATTCGATAATATCTGATAGCGTAAGTATTATATGGTGTGCCGTTTCTGTCCATGTTTATTTTTTCGGTGGGTTCCAAAGTTTAGGATTAACTCGACCCTCTGTTTGGGTCATGTTCTTGAAGTCATGACGGTATTTATCCCAGTAGTCATCAAAAATATCTACTTGTTTAGCACCAGACACGATATCAAAATGTGTCATACCATCCTGTAGATACTCAACCATGAATGCTGTGTATGGAAGGGACCTGTCTTGTGCCATCGTAGGGTCACAGTCACGGTGAATGATCTTACAACCTTTCCCCATCAGGAACGACCTCCCCACTGGATTGTAGGGAATGCTTCCTCCACACACGCCTTGGTAATCTTATACTTCTTCTGGAGTTTCTTATCCTTAGCAAGGATAAGTACCATAGCTTCAGTTTCTTGTAGTCCTTCCAGCATCTGAATGAATAGAGACTCACGCTTTGATTGCTTGAGTGAACTAGATCCACCTTTGAAGAACAAGTATAGCTTACGATACTCATGCTCTAGTACAGTGTGCTCTGTGCCAGCAGGGGCATCGTTAGGTTCAAAAGGAACATCACCAGCAGGGAGCATAGAAACTACACTCTCATCATAATTAACAATCAGAATAGCCCTGAGAGCAGCGCTATTGTTTTGCTGTAGTAGTTTAATCTTTTGTGCTTTCGTCTTGGCATTGCTCACCTTTTGCAGCACTTCAGAAATTAGTAGTTTCATTTTGTAAAAGTAGTGGGTGTACGAAAGAAATATTTTTCCATTAGAGTGTTCAACTTATGTTTATGA